TATTGCAGCGTATGTGCGCGGCGGTTCAGATTTTGCACAACTTAACGCAAACATTAACGCGGCACGAATTGAAGCCGCGCCAGGTGTAGCGCCTTATATTAACACTGAATCGACTCCCGGCATTTTGCCCGAAATTATTGTGGGTTCTGTTTATGATTCGCTTAACCCAATTAGACCATTCGTTAGCGCTATCGGTACTCGTGCTATGCCTACAGCTGGTGCAACGTTTCGACGCCCAAAAATTACTACACGGCCTACAGTTGCACAACAAAGCGCACAATTTGACACGCTTAATGCTTCAACCGTCGTCGTGTCAAACAATGACGTTTCAAAACTAAGTTTCGGAACTTATGTGACAGTCTCCGAACAAGATTTGGACTGGTCCGACCCTTCAAGCATTGACATTATTCTTAATCAGTTAGCTATTGCTTACGGTCAGGCAACAGATAATTACGCTGTCGATACTTGCCACGCTGCAATTACACAAACTTCAAGCGTCGCAGACACAGCCAAAGGCGCTGACTGGGTAGCTGCAATTTACGACGGCGCACGTCAAATTAGCGCAAGTTCAAACTACCTACCTAGTCATATGGTCGTAACGCCAGCTAGTTGGGCTGCGTTGGCAAGTTCAGTAGATGACCAGAACCGCCCAGTATTTCCGTTTGTGGGCGCGCCTAATCTTATGGGTCAAAACGCTGCTGGTAATTCGTCAGCGACAAGCTGGAACGGTAACCCGCTAGGCCTTGTACTTGTCGTAGACAAAAACGCGCCAGGTTCATTTATGGGCCACGCTGCAGGCCCAGCCGCTGGCTTCGAGTTTTACGAACAGCAAAAAGGCGCAATTTCAGTAGAAGTACCAGCCACACTTGGCCGCACTATTGCCTTCAGAGGCTACGCAGCGGGCTTTATGGCAGACGCTACCAAGTTCGTTAAGTTCGTTTAAGGATTAGAAAGAAGGCCAGCTATGGCCGTCTATTCGGTCAAACAAAAATATTTAACCGATAATTACGCAGTAGTCGTACTTGTTACTAACGCTGACCCGTTAGAAGTAGGGCAAAGCGTAACTATCGCAGGCGTCGACGCTACTTTTAACGGTACTTATACCGTTGCCGCGTTGCCACAATATTATTTTAATGGCGTAGATATAGAAGGTTTCTTTTTATACGACATTGAAAGACCGATAACTAATCAGGTTTTATTTAGTAAAACAGCTGACAACGTAAACATAGTCGCAGCGTCTGGCACGTTAACTACGACGCCTGTTTGTACGTGGATAACAGCAACACAAATAGAAGACTGGCTAGGTATCGGTACAGCAACGGCAGCCGATACAGCATTTTTAACTACTTGCGCTTTAGCAGCTAACAATTTTTGTTACGCCAGAAGGCGCGAAGCCGGATACAAAAACGAAAGCTTAACGAGCGTACCGAATAGCGCAGTTAGTTTAGGGACAGTTATGTATGGGGGCGCGTTGTATCGTCAACGCGGCGGCGTGCAAGATTTTGCGTCGTTTGACGGTTTAGGCACAGCTAACAGTTTTGGTTTGTCGCCAATGATTAAACAGCTGTTAGGCGTTGATAGGCCAGCGGTCGCGTAATGCCACAAAACTTTACAGACCTATTTAATACGTCGTTAACTAACTTAACTGCGACACTTACAGCCGTGACGGGGTTACAGGTAGTTAACGACCCGCGAAACCTTGTGCCGCCTTGCGCTTTCATTGACGCGCCAAGCTTTGAAGCGTTTAACGCCAACATAGTAAAAATGTCGTTTCCAGTACGGGTAATAACTTTAGGGCCAGGCAACTTAGACGCCCAACGCAGCTTACTTAACCTGGCTTCGCTAGTGCTGGGTGCTAATGTAGGCGTTACGGACGGTAGGCCTACAGAAGCTTTAGTAGGCGGCGTGGCTTACCCGGCGTATGATTTGACAGTAACAATGCAAGCCCAGACAGCGTAAGGATAAACAGATGACTAGCTATATGGTTACTTCGGACAGGTTAGGCGGTTTTAAACGCGGCGATACTGTAACCGATAAAGATTTAGAAGGCGTCGACGTTGAAGCGCTTGTAGACGGCGGCCACCTATCCACACAAAGTACCAAAAAATCTGGTAAAACTAAAGACACAGAAACAGACAAGGACTAACCAATATGGCAACTACCGTTTATCTTTCAAACCCAGCGCTAACAATTAACAGCGTGAACCTTACTGACCAGGCAACTAGCGCGGTTTTGACATACAACTATGAACAACTTGAAACTACCGCTTTTGGCGACACGGCCCGAAAGTTTGGCGGTTCGGCTGTAACTTCGTTGCAAAATAACACTTTTGAAGTGACGCTGTATCAGAGTTACGTAGCAACGGAAACAGAAGCCACGATTTATGGTCTTGTCGGTATTCAAACAACTATTACGGTTTCGCCAACAGCTGCAGGACTTGCAACGCCGGCCGCTGACGCGCCTAAATACACTTTGACCGGCGCTTATCTTGAAAGTCACACGCCAATTAACGCAAGCTTAGGCGAACTGTCGACTATCACGCTTACGTTTACTGGCGGCGCACTTACTAAAGCCGTCGCATAATGGCGCGGCTTTTGCCGCTGAGAACTAATAAAACAAGCAACACTAATAAGGTGCTGCCCTACGAAAGGCAAATATGCAATTAACACTTAAAGCCGTATTTAAAGACGGCAACAGTTACGAAGTACAAACTAATTTAATGACCATAGTTTTATGGGAACGAAAATATAAACGTAAAGCGTCAGACATAGCTAACGGTATAGGCGTAGAAGATTTGGCTTATATGTGTTACGAAGCTAGCCGCCTAAACGCAATTACTGTACCGGCTTCGCTAGACACTTTTATTAACAGTCTTGTAAACATTGAAGTAGTCGAACAGGCCGCCGATTTAAAAGTCGACCAGGCACAGTAAGTTATCTTATGGCCGAAGTGTTAGTAACTTGCCATTACTGGCCCAGCCATATCGAATTTGGCATAACCGATTTGTATACAGTCGTAGACATATTAAACAAACAGAATAAAACTTATGTCTAACCCTAAATTAGTTTTACAAATTGACGGCATTAAAGAAACGTTGGCCGAACTAAACAAGTACGACAAGGTTTACAGACGGCAAGTAACTAAAGATATTAAAGGCGCTGGCGCGCCAATTATCGCTACAGCCCGCCAGCTAATAGGCGACACGCCGCCGCTGTCCGGTATGGTGCGCGGCAAACTTATTAAAGGCCGTGAAGTTTACTGGTCTAACAAAACCGCTAAGTCTGGTTTAAAAATTAAGGTAGGTAGACGCGCCAGCAAAGGCGGCACAGTTCAATTTAAAGACCAATTCGACGCCGAAAATAACCCGCGTGAAAGCCATAGCGTTACTTTTAAAGCTAGGCCCTATCAGTTAATGGTTGCCCAGCAACTAGACGCGGCAGGCGCAATATATGACCACGCCGGCATTAAAACAAAAAATACTAATTTTGTTAATAATTTGAACGTTGAGGTAGGTAGTCAGCCACGCGCTATAGACCCAGCCGTACAGCAACATAGAGAAACCGTCCAGTTTGCAGTTAAAAAAATTGTGGACGAAGTAGCTAAAACGTTAAACAAAACGCTGAAGGTTCGCTATGGCAATTAACATACCGATTACGTCGACGTTTGACGATACAGGTTTAAACAAAGCGCAAAAAGCTTTAACAGGTATTAGCGGGCCAGCTAGCAGTTTAGGCAACATTCTTAAAGCGTCAGTAGTGCCAGGTCTTATAGCTGCCGCTGGTTCGGTGCTTGTCTTTACTAAAGGCCTAATGCCAGCTATTGAAGCGGCTAGCGATTTACAAGAAAACACAAGCAAAATAAGCGTAATTTTTGGCGAAGCAGGCAAGGCAGTTACAGAATTTGCTAAGACTGCCGCGCGCGATATTGGCCAGTCTCAAAATCAAGTTTTAGAAGCTGCCGGCACTTTTGGCACTTTTGGTAAAGCGGCTGGTTTAGCAGGTGAACAGTTAGCGACGTTTACAACTGATTTTATTACGTTGTCAGCTGACCTGGCTTCATTCAATAACACTACGCCAGACGAAGCCATTAACGCTATTGGTGCTGCGTTACGCGGCGAAGCTGAACCGTTAAGACGTTTTGGTGTTTTGCTTAATGACGCGACACTTAAAGCCGCTGCGTTAGAACTAGGCATATATTCGGGCAGCGGTGCGCTGACCGCACAGCAAAAGATTTTAGCTGCACAAAAAGTTATTTACGAACAAACAGGCGACGCGCAAGGCGACTTCGCGCGCACGTCTGACGGACTAGCTAACCAACAACGAATTTTAAGCGCACAATTTGAAAACGTTAAAACCAAAATAGGCACTTTGTTATTACCTGTTTTTTCAGAATTAGTAAAGTTTTTAAACGAACAAGTTTTGCCGTCTATTGACCGCGTTATAACAGCTTTTGGCGAACAGGGTTTAGGTCGAGGGTTGCAGCAAGCTGTCGCTGAAACCGGGTCGGCTGGCGAAGGGCTAGTAAAAGCGTTTAAATTTATTGCGCTTAACGCTGCCAAAATGGCAAACGTCGTTTATAGTTCGGTTCAAATTTTAATCGCCCAGTTTCAGTTTTTAACTGGTAGCCCATTAGAAGCTATTAAAACAGCCGCCAAAGCCTTTGACACTTTCATAGATATAGGCGCATTAGAAAAAAGCTTTGATACTTTTTCTTACAAAGTAAACGTTTTGCAAGGCGCGGTACTTAGTCAAAACAAAACAATTTTAGACGCCGAAAAACGGTTAGATAGTTTTGGCAAAGTAACTAAAAAAACAGCAGAAGAATTAGCAGGCGCAGGCGCAGACGAAGAAAAAGGTTTAAGCGGCGCAGCCAAGAAAGTAACTAAAGCTATTAAAGAGGCGTCAGAAGCATTAAATAAAGAAATGGCACAAGCTTTAGACGGCGCTAAACAGCGTCTAGAAAAATCAAAGAAAGCTTTTGACGATTACGCCAATTCGGTAGCAAACGTTATTAGTACGGCTTTAAATTTTGGTAAAGCTTTTGAGGAAGGCGGCGAGGACGCAGGCCTGACGTTTTTTAGTGCGCTACAAAAACAAGCCGATAAAGCTAAAGAATTTGCCAGCCTTGTAGAACAGCTGTTAGCTAGCGGTTTATCGCAAGAGGCATTACAGCAAGTTATAGACGCTGGCGTAGATAGCGGCGCAGCTATCGCTAAAGAGCTTTTGCAGTCCAGCGAAAACGTTTTACGCGCTAACAAACTGGTAGCCGAAACAAACAAAATAGCTGAACAAATCGGTTTACTGTCTGCAAGTAATTTTTATGCGGCTGGCATATCTAACGCCCAGCAATATTTGGCGGGCGTCGAAGCCGCTATGGCTGAAGCCCAAGCCCGGTTAGCTAAAAAAGGTATTAAATTAGCTGACGTTAAAGGCATTAGTGCAAATTTTGCTAACGCGGTAAGCGTTGCCGAACGTCTTACAATGCCAAAGATTAACCCGTTACCAAGCGCGCAGCCTGTTAATCAAAACCAGCCTTCTAATATTGTTGTGCCAACTATGCCCAGAGTTATACCGGTAGGCGCGCCGACCGATAAAGGCCTTCCGTTAGGCAACGTAACTATTAACGTTAATAGCGAACTAGCTACTAAAGCCGAAGTAGGCGAAGCGGTAAATGACGCGCTGCGCGCCTATAACCGTTTAAGTGGCCCGCTGCAGTTACAAATCGCGTAATGGCTGGCGTTGCTGTAGTTGGTTCGGGTAACTACGAACTGTTTATAGACACGGGTTTTATTCAAGACGCCTTCATTTTAGATGACGCGATAGCTGGCGTTTTAAATAATACGCAATACGTTTTAGACGGTACTACTAATTTTGCTGCCGTTTTAGACGGCTGCGTAAACGTAAGGGTTAAACGTGGCCGCGAAGATATAGGCGACCAGTTTGGCGCTGGCACTATGTCTTTTACGTTGACCGATACCAGCGGAATTTTTAACCCGTTTGACCAGAACAGCCCATTTTTCGACCCGTCTACAGCCCAGCCAGGTTTAGCGCCTATGCGTAGAGTCGAGTTAGTGCGCTATGACAGTAGCAACGTAGCCCAATATCTTTTTAGAGGTTACATAGTTAATTATAATTATAATTTTGCGTTAGGTGGTTTAGATACTGTTACGGTTTTTTGCGCTGACGATTTCTATTTACTTAGTCAAACATTTTTAAACGAATACAACGTAAGCGAAGAATTAACTAACGAACGTTTAGAAGCTGTTTTAGATTTACCAGAAGTTAATTTTCCATTAGCGGCCCGCAATATTTCGACAGGTACACAAACATTAGGCGGCGCGTCAGCTTTTACAGTAGAACAAGGAACTAACGTTTTGTCGTATTGCAGCCAAATTAACGACGCTGAACAAGGCAGGCTATTTATATCGAGAAACGGTGTTTTAACGTTTCAGCCGCGCATAGGCAACACGCTTAGCGGCCCGATAGCAGACTTTCACGACGACGGCACGAACACGCCTTTTAACGCTTTAGGTATCAGTTTTGAAGCTGACCAGGTAGTCAACCGCGCAGTAGTAGAAATTTTAGGTAGCAACAGCCCGCAAGTAGCAAACGACGCAGCTAGCCAAGCCAAATATTTTATACAAACTACAAGCATTACTAATAGCCTTTTGCACGACAATACAGCAGCCGCTAATTTAGCTACTTATTTGTTAGACGGCGAACCGCAGCCGCGCTATACGTCTGTTGGTACTGCGTTTAATATGCTGACCACAGCCCAGCGGGACGCATTAGCTGTAGTCGATATTGGCGACACTATTAGCATAGAAAAATCTTTTATAAGCGGCAGCGGCACTACGCAATTAGCGCAAGAATTAAGCGTAGAAGGTATAGAAATTTTGTTAAACATAAACACAGGGCATAGCGTCTTTTATTTTACTGCGCCTACTGTCGTAGTTTTTGAACTGATTTTAGACGACGCTATTTACGGTATCCTAGACGCCGACAACGTTTTAGGATAAGGTTAGGTAACTTATGGCAATTCAAGATTTTACAGCTGGCCAAGTTTTAACAGCTGCGCAAATGGACAGTTTGCAAGCAAACGACTATAACCAGACCGTTAGCACCAAGACCGCTAACTACGTTTTAGTTGCAGCCGATAAAGGTACGCGCGTTGTTATGAACGCAGCAGGCGCTACGACAATTACGGTGAACACTTCGTTGTTTACCGCTGGCGATACTTTGCAATTGCAAAACATCGGCGCAGGTGTTTGTACGGTTACGGCTGGTACGGCTACCGTTTCGAGTGCTGGGCCGTTAACTATTCCGCAGTATGGCAGCGGCACACTTTATTTTACAAGTGCAGGCGTATCTATATTTTTTCCGTCTGCTGGTGCGGCAGCGTCTAGCGGTCTCGTTTGTGTTAAAGCAGAAACGGCGTTTAGTGCCGTGTCAAGTTTTACGGCTGACAACGTTTTTACTAGTAGTTACACAAATTATTTAATTTTAATTAAATTTGCTAACACAAACGACGCAGTTTTAGATTTACAATTTCGGGCAAGTGGTGTAACAACTACCACAAATTACAATTACAGCGGCTATCAAATGACAGGCGCGCCGTCAGCGCAAAGTTACGGTTATAACGCTGCACAGTCATCTTTACGATTAGCGCAAACTGGCGGTTCAAGCGTAATTGGTTATTGTGAAGCAAATATTTATTTACCGCAAATAGCCGAACAAACTGGTGTTATTGCTACAAATCTTCGTTTTGACGGTTCTTACGCTACGCCGTTAGCGCAAGGCACAACAGGTAATCAAAACAGTTCTACACAATTTGACGGTTTCATTATTACGGCTGCCGCAGGTACGACAACAGGCAATTATGCTGTTTACGGATATGCAAAGACGGTATAAATTATGGCACTAAAAATTAACGATAACGGCGTCAACCGCGATATGACTGATGACGAAATAGCAAACCTAAAAACTATTAGCGACCAAGCAAAAGCAAACGCCGAAGCACTTGCCGCTAAACAGGCCGCACGTCAAGCGGTACTCGACAAACTTGGATTAACCGCAGATGAAGCAAACGCATTACTTGGCTAGTTTGGCGCTACTGGTCGTGTTTACCGCTTGCGAAACTACACGCGAAAACAACGAAAAACCTAACGTACGGCCTAAGCATTGTTTAGTTGTAGATAGGTGCGGACAATGAAAGACCGTTACACGGCAGAAGAATTACACGCCCGAATGGTAGCTACTGTAGGCGTATTGCTTGGCGTGGTATTTGCTGTAGTTGTTATCGGTTTTGTGTATGGACTTTTATTTGTCAGTCAACCAATGGAACAAGCACCAAACGACAAAGAATTTATTAGTTTAATGGCCACTATTGTTACGTTTTTGTCTGGCACTTTGGCCGGCATTGTTGCCAGTAACGGTATGAAAGACAAACCTAAAAAATGACCCGACCCTACACAGTTTTTAAAGCGCCTGTAACTAAAGGCCCGTTGCAAGGTACAGACGAATTTATACGCCAAGTAGTTAAACGGTCTAACGGTTCGCTTTGGAATAACGGCAGCTGGGTTATACGCGATATTCGAACTAAGCCAGGCCAGATAAGTAATCACGCGCGCGGTTTGGCAGTTGATTTTAGCTACAGAAAAATGACTGATAAAGGCATAATCGAAGGCCGCAAAACAGCTTTACCGTTTATCTACAAACTTTTACAAAACGCAGACACACTACAAATAGAACTAGTAATTGACTATGCGGAAAACCGTAGCTGGAAATGCGATAGAGGCACTTGGCTAAAAGGTAAATGGACTGGCGGCGACTGGTTTCATATCGAAATTTCGCCAGCTATGTCCAATAACGCAAACCTTGTAAAACAAGCGTTTAACGACGTTTTTCAGGATATGCCTAAAACCGTCTAGCGGGTTCGGTTAGGCTGTTAATAACCCTAACGAGAAAGTAGGCAACTAATGACCCTTTTAACTAAAGGCGCTATATCTGCGCTTATTGCGTTTGTTTCTGCGTTTATATTAACTAAACCGCCAGCACCCACGCCAGACGATTTACAGCCACGCTACGACACGGTTTACGACGGCTACAGCCAACCAGCCACAATACCTACAACGTCGACTACAGCGCCCGCGCAGACCCTATGCGGGCAAGTATTCAACATGGCCAAATATGTTGGCTGGCCTGTTAACGAACTGTCTACCGTTGTAGCTGTCTCGATACGCGAAAGCCGCTGCCAAGTAGACGCATTTAACCCAAAAGACCCTAACGGCGGCAGCGCCGGCGTAATGCAAATAAACTACTTCTGGTGCAAACCTAGCCAATACTGGCCACGCGGCTACTTACAAGCACACGGTTTATTAAACGACTGCGCCGAACTATTTGATTTAGAAACTAACCTACGCGCAGCGTTAGCTATCTACCGTTACAGCGAAGGTTGGCGCGCGTGGTCTTTGTAAAACATTTACTAATCGCGTCGCTATTAACCGCGTACACGGTTGGGCTATGGTACTTTATAACTAAACGAGAAAGGTTACGAGAAAATGACAAAGCCAGACGAACAATTTAACGCAGACCAACAACAGCTAAAAGCGTTAATGGAAGTAATTAACCAAATAACGACTAAAAAAGTACCGTTTTATGAACCGCACGAATTAGCCGCTAAAAGTAGTTTACGTGCGCTTCAATGGGCTATTGATGACTGCAACGCGCTAGACGACAGCGACCTAATCGACACACTTAACCAAGCAAAAATAGAAATAAAATATTTGTGCGCGATAATTACCGATTTAAAAAAATCGTTAGCGGCGCGAGACCGTGATATTAAAGCTTTGCAAGAAACCAACAATTACCAAGCCGCCGAAATACAACGTTTAGAAAACGAGTTATTTCGTGCTAACTGAATTTAACGAATTAGGCCAGCCGGTTATCCAATTAACGCAAGACGATTACGAAAACTGTTTAAAAATAGTTGACTTAATGCTAGAAACAAGCCGAAAACTAAACTTTAAAAACAGTAAATACGATATGAACCCGCAGCAAGCTTACGCAGTTTCATTTTGTGGCGTATTAGGTGAACAAGCCGTAGCCAAATATTTTAATTACGACTACAGCTACGCGGGTTACGACCCTAAACGTAACGACGTTTTAGGTTACGAAGTGCGCGCTACGTACTATGAAACTGGTCGATTATTGACGCACCCGATAGAACAACGCAGCCACGATATAGGCGGCGACAAACCAGGCCGTTATATTTTGGTAACAATAGAACAAAATTTATTACGTGCAACTATTCGCGGATATTCCACGCTATGGCGTTGTAATGAACGTAAAAGTAATTGGGATACTGCGCTACGTTGGCCCTGTTTTGCTATGCCACAAAGCCAGTTATGGCCTATAGATATGCTGCCAGCAACTGAACAACTAATAAAGCACCAGACTGTTAAGGCGGCGTAATGGGTTTTAGTTTAGATAATTACGTTGACGTTGCTACACGGCTACGGTTAGCGTTTGATAAATACCCAGATTTGCGGATACAAGAAACAGCGCGCGAAGTAATTGAAATGCCAGATAAAAGCTGTTTTATTCGTTGTACTGTTACGGTTTGGCGTGATGCTAACGACCCAATACCAGTTATAGCGTCAGCTTGCGAACTGTACCCAGGCCGAACCCCGTATACAAAAAACAGCGAATCAGAAGTAGGATTTACTTCAGCGCTAGGACGGGCTTTAGCTTTTGCGGGCTTTTCGGGCAACAAAGCTTTAGCGTCACGTGATGAAGTTGAAGCGGCCCAAAGCCGGCAGCAAACACACTTAGCGACAGTTAAACCGTTACACGATATAGAAGTACCTTTTCCAGAAGTACAGCACCAGGCAGCGCCCAGCACTAAGCAACTGGGGTTAATGCGCGCTTTAGCGAATGGTCAGGGCATTACTGGCGACAAACTTAAAGAGTATTGCAGCAACGTACTTAAACGCCAAATAAATACAACAGGTGATTTAACTAAAAATGATATATCGAAGGTTATAGACGCGCTAAAGTTATCCGAAATTAAAGACAACTAAATAAGTTTCACAATAGGCCTAAGCGCGTAGCGGCGCGGTTGGTGTAATACGCGGCAACGCGGGTAGAAGGCGCTGTAGTGATACAGGGTCTGGCTAACGGTTAAAGGTATGGGTGCTGCGCGAGGCGTAACAGCGGGGGGCAATTCAAACTAGGCTTACTTACACAAACTAAAGACGATATGAAAACAAAACAAACAAACAAACTTGAAGCCGTCTACCTGGTTAGTCAACACAAACAAAAGCAAGCGCGCCAGCGCGCGCTAGCACAAGCCGTAGGCGCGTGAGAAAATGACACAAGGCAAGAAACGCAGAACCCATAACCCAGACCAACAAAACAAACGCAGCCTAAACGCAGAAGCCAGAAGCAAAAGCGAATTTAAAACAAACAGACAACGCTTACTAAAAGACAAGCCACTATGCCATTGGTGCAACAGTCGACAAGCCACAACAGCTGACCACCTAATAGAAACCGACCGCTGGCCAACAGGTACGCCAGGCGTAAACGGTTTAGACAACTTAGTAGCAGCCTGCAAATCTTGCAACAGTTCACGCGGCGCACGATATGGCAACCTTAAACGCAAAAGCATATACGAACTAGCACCAACTATAAATGCAAACCCAAAACCCGTTTATGCAAACGACTGTATAAAAATTCAAAACAAAAAATTAAATTCGTTTTTTTCTGAGA